GAAAAAAGCCCCCAGTTATTGGGGGCTTTTCTTATTTAGCATCTCTTTTAAAGATCGCCAGGTCGAGTAAGTGTTTCTGGTATTCATCCAGTGCTTTACGCTCTGCAATGAGTAGCTGTTCTTTATTAGAGAGCAGTACGTGTTGGCGGGCAAGTTCAACCGAATCTGCGTTAGCTTCCTCAAGTACTTCAACTCGGGCCTTGCACCACTTGAGTTGCTCAACCAACTTGGCGTTGTCGATTTCAAGGTTCTTAATCCTATTCTTCAGCGCCTTGTCGACTGCGTTTTTCAAAATATTCATCTGCGATCTCCTCGATGCGTTCGTTACTAATATACTCAGTCATTGAAACCTACCACTAATGTCGGACATTTAAACTTTGTTGCGTCATTAAAGTTATCTACGATAGCGTACTTGAGGTCGGTTTCTTTCGGCACCTCTCTCGCCCAGTAATCGATAGGATCTTCGCCATAATGTTGGCGTGCCTCATCGTAAGGGAAGCCTCGCTCATCTAGATCTTTAATAACGCTACCGTCTGGGTCGTCATCTACGTTATACACAGACACCCGGTAGTCATGCGCCATCAACATTGCCGCGATATGTTCTACGGCCGGATTGGTTGTTGTTCGATAATCGATTAATACAGTTTCCATTAGGAGCATCCCTCGCAAATCAGTGCCTCGGCCGGGTCGACAATCTCGCCGTTCACTACACGTCGCTCTTTATTATTTAATTCAAAATGTTGTTGCGCCTCCTCAATGATCTTGAGTTTCTCCTCTAGGGTATCAGCTTCTTCTAGGCGCTTAGTTAAATCTTGCTTATAGGTCATTGAGTCGATCTCCTACTAGTTTAGCGTATCCTGCAATATCGATGTAGCTATCTGCATAATAAGGATCGCCGTTAACGATGCGGCCAAGTTTATGGGCAATCATCTCTAGCGTCTCCTTGATATCATCGTCAAGCGAATCGAGGTCTACATTTTTGTTATATCGCAGCGCATTGTACAAGATTTCCTTAATGCCTTGGCTAACTGCAGCGTGTTCTACATAGCTACCATAGCGCTTACCTCGCTCTTCTAGCGTCTCGTCAATATTTGCCATTATTGAATCTCCTGAAAGTCCTCTACTGCCTCCTCATATGGCTCGCCGCCAATAAGGCAGGCAAGAATAGCTAGCGGCATCATCATCGAGTAGGTGAGAAATGCAGCTACTGCGAATGGGAATGCAATAATTACTCGTACATATTCAATAAATGTTCGTATCATAAAAAGAAATCCTCTTGTTGAAATTGATCCATTTGGTCTACTTCGCCACCCTTTAGGTAGTACTCAAGTTCGTATCCGAGTTGACCCTCTACTTTGTCTTTGCACTTTGTACAAAGCGTCCAGTTGTAGCTCCACTCGGTTATCCACCCGGGTGGTAAGTAGTCCCGATTTGTTAGCTCCTCCTTACCGCAAATATCACATTCGGATATACGGCTTAATGGAGGGTCTATAACACTATACATTCACCAGTCTACCCTCCTTCTTTACGCTAGCCTCACTTGACCAGCCGCCGCAATGTAAGCACTTGTAACGCTGTACACGGCCTGAACGCTTACGGTAGCTGCCATCTTTACGGATATTGTCACTGCCGCACTTAGGGCAGATACCGTCAATACCTGTATGGTCGCCAATGTTGGGGTGGTTGTGGATCCATGGACGTAACTCAGCATACAAGCCGGCGAGCACTTCAACATCCTTGTTGTTGTACTTCTCCATGGTCGCCCATGCCTCTTCGTCGTTCTTAATAAGGCAATCGTACCAAACATCTGCATAAGTAGACTCTGTTTTGCCTTCGCCTAGTAGTAACTTGCCCAAACTATCGAGGCTATTGCTATTAAAGCGTGCAACTGAGCGAGCAACCTGTAGGGTGTCTACTGTCTTATATGGACTTGGTGGCGTAAGATGATGACGGATAAACATTGCGTTACTCACCTTTTGATCAAAGCGCCGGCCGTTATGGGCTACGAGAATATCTGCCTCATCGAACAAGTCCCAAAGCTTTTTGACAATTTTTTTCTCGCTCATATCGCGTTGGCTTACATGATGAATATCTTTCTCGCCAAACCACTGATAAGAAAAGCACATAATCTCAGGATCTCGCTCAACCTTTAAGACATTAGTCTTCCATAGGCCATATGTCCAGCCAAGGGTCGCGCTTACTTCTAGATCATAAATAAGGATCTTGGGCAATGGATCAAACTCTTGTTGGCTAATCTTCGTCAAATTCTGCACAAAGCTCCTCCAACTCTATACTTGATAGTCGGCTATTAACTAGCCAAATCTCCGCCTTATCGGCAGGCTCATACTCCATTACGGGTATATTCACTTTTCTCTCCTTCCTTTATATCCTCGCCAGCTTTGGGCTAGCGACTGGACTTGAACAGCTCTATTATAGCCGGAGCTGTAGACGGCACCACGGCGAATATCGCCGATCGAGAATGCACTACAATGGTAGGCATCCAGTTTTTGGGCATATCCTCGTATAGTGAGGCTGCCTTTCACCCGCCTTAACCGCGGGGATAACGTTGACACAAATGCGTGTCTCCCTAGGGTATTGAATAAAACAGGCTGCGTCTTTTTTTGACATTTAACTAGCTCACTGGCTAGCACCTGCTAGTGATTACCACCAGCGTTTCTGTTGCCACGACGCCCAGGCTTGTGCCCAGCCACCGTAGCGACCCTTAGCGTATGCATCTGCACCCCGGATATGGCCGGCGATGTTACCTGTGCCACCCCATTTACCGCAAGGCAACTCCTGGAAGTAGGCGCATGCACCACCATTAGGGTTGACTGCGTTTGGGTTACAACTTGATTCCTTCTGTGCAATTTGTAGCGCAAAAGGTAAGTCGGCTTGTGATATACCATTAGCAAGCAAGATCGAACTAATGGCCTGACACCCAGCTGGAGCGGCCGCTTGTACGACGGGCGCTGGCTGAGGTGTGATCTTTGCAGCTTCTTTAGCTTGAGCCACCTGCTGAGTTTTAACCTCTTGAGCTTTCTTCTCTTCGGCGGCTTTTGCTTCTCGCTTATTCTGCAAGCTGACTTTTAAACTTTGGTTTTCCTTCGTAAGGTTCTCGGCATTTTGCCTTGTTTCGCGCAAAGATGACTCAATGGTCGTCTTCTCTTTTTTGAGCGATTCTACGGCCTCTGAGCGTGCTCTCAGCGCATTTTCCGTTGTATTAGTCTTTGCCTCCTGGCGGACTAGGTCTTGTTTTACATTATGGTTCGCGTTAAGTGCGATAATGTTCAACACGACCAGCGCGAGTATAGCAGCCGGTAGGGCTAGCTTCTTCGCTTTCGTTACTAGGTTTTTACTAATATAACCTCCTATTTAAATTCTTTGAAGGATCATCCCACGCGCATGTCTATTGCTCAGCGCTCTGGCGTTCCGCAATCTCATCCATGGTGTAGCCTTGCTCCATAAGCTCAACTACCTTTTGTCCGATCTTACTCATGTATCATTTCTCCTTCCTAGTTAGTATACTACACCAACCCATATGGATTGTCTAGCGTAGAATTTACAACACTCCGCATCTCCGCTAGCTTAACCGAGGTAAGGCCCAGTTGATTTAACACTCTATAAAGGGCGTCTAGCTGAGCGTAGTCTCTCTCCGGGTGGATAGGCGTGTCTATTATCGCTTTACCGTACGATTCAAATGTTTGTATTACCTCTCTTTTGTTCACCTACATCTCCGATAAAGCCCTCAAAAAATCCCGCGTTTCTTGCGACACGAGCGGCTTCCACCTCTTACTACCCTTGCGATAGTTGCAGCCACCATGGGCCGGCTGTATATTGGCTGGATCGAACATATTAGACGCCTCACGCGGCTGTATATGGTCTAGCGTAACTTCATTTGATGGGACAAACTTATTGCAGATGCCGCATAAGTAACAGCCATTATCAAGTGGTGGATTATCCTCTAGCCAATAACGACGAAAAGCGAGCCATGCCGACTCGCTATCCGTATAATTATCAGGATTAAATGTATCTAACTTCGACAAGTACACCCTCCTCGCCTTTATCTACTTTAATGAAATCATCCCCATCAAAGCCTTTAACCCATGACTGGTTATCGTTGGGCAGTACCCCGGCATGTTGCATACCATCTAAGACATACTTGCACCCAAAACGTATATTGTCAAAGTCATGGCGGCCTGAGTAGTACCAAGTAAACTTTATCCTACAGGGCTTCTCTACTACCGGCTTACCCTCTACCTGTGAGGAGACAAGTTCGTTCATTTTCTTCTTAAGCGCCGCGCCTGCAAACCTATTTACTCGGTTGGCGTTATCGTGCTCATTGAGCTTAGCGAGATTGCCGTTAATCTTGTAAGATATCATCTAGCATCCTATCTATCGATTGTTGATTTTCTAGCTTCTCTTTCTTGCGCTTCTCTCTATTAGCCACCGACGCTCTATTACCCTTAAGTCTAGCCTCTTGGTCGAATGTATGGGCCGTTCCGCGAGCATGGGCTAATACTCCTCTTAGCCGTGCGCCTTTCATTCTACCCCATTTATGGAGGGCCAGCGCGGCCGGTGAGTCTTCTCGCTTAGCGGGTACGAACTGCGACTTAACCTTCGGCCTTCCTCTGCGACTGTAGCTCGATCGTGCGGCCTTTGATCGCGTCGATGAGGTCGTGCGTGTCTGCCGAGATTGACTTGAGTCGCTCATATAATACTTTAGCCTCCGCGTATACTTCTTTACTTTTAATATATTGTTCATCCGCATGCTTAGCTTCTGATGCGGCAGTCACTGGGAACTTCTCTCGAGCCCTTAAGAACGCTCGCGATTTTTCCGTCTCCATCTCACGCTCTGCCTTTAATAGGTTGCGTAGTGCGTCCTCTTTAAACTCAGCGAGGTATCCTTTCATTGCAGAAAGCTTAAGGGCGGTGTAACTAAGTACATCCGCCCCTTGCGCTTTAACCCATTGTGCATCAGAAAACTTTTCGTTGATGAACATAATGTTCTGAATAATTTTCTGGTAGTCTATCATCTTAACTAGTAATCAAGGTTTGTAAGGTCTGGAGCACTTTCTCCCGGGTCGCTGGTGACATTCGACGGAAACCGGGCGAGGTTATCAAGCTTGGCCTCCAATGCGGTTACACGATCCTCAAGTGCCTTATACTTTGCATCGTCAGTTGTTGACTGTTGCTGAGGTGCTTGGTGGCCAAACGGCTTTTGCGCCTTCTTGAACTGAGCCTTACCCCATTGGTTCTTGATTACATCCCCGTAAAGGTAATCGCCTTTATTAACTGCGTTACCTGGCTTCTTAAGGATTTGCATCCACCCCTCTACTGGCTGGTTCTGGACCTTCACCATGTAAACATGGAACTGATTACCATTAAACTCCTTAACGGTGATTTGCTTAGTGTCGCGATCCTTGCCTTGAAACGCGTCTGTTACGAGCCAATCTTGTGCCATTATTTACTCCCTTTCTTTTTAATTGTTGGCCTATCACTAGGCTGAACTACTTCAACCCCTAAGTGATCTAAAATCAATGCGACGTTATCTCGCAGCTCGTCGATAGCGCCTGTATGGAGCATTTGGATATCGTCAATGTCCTGCATCCAATCGCCGATGTTATCGAATCCCTTCCGCAAGTTTTTCAGTTCTCTTTTGTTGGCGTTGAGCTGATCCCGGGCATTGTTGTTGGCGTCCAGCAGTTTGTCTACCGTCTTGTCGGTCGCTTTTAGCTTGGCGCTTAACAGTTTATATTTTCCTAGCATTTAGTCCTCCTTTAATGCTTTAGATATATCAACGACATCATGTTTGTAATGAACCCATGGCCGCTTACCTTGTACCAACCGCTCAGGGTCTAGGTGGTGAATCTGCAGCTCCTTTGTGTTAATGCCGTACTGTTTGAGGATGTAAGCGTAGAACGATAGCTGCAGCCAGTACTCGCCGAGCTGGGTGTTGTCAACATCTTTCTTAAATGGACTGTCTTTCTCCTGGTAAACACGCTTCGTCACTGAGTCATTACTTTTCCAGTCATGCACTATTACTGTATTTTTATCAACAACTTGCAGCAGGTCAATCGCTCCACAGAATCTCAAGCCTTCGTGCCAGATAAACTGCTCAGGTAGATAGTTGCCCGGGCCTAAGTCCTCTACTGCGCACTTAACGATATGAGCAAAGAACGGGTTTTTGCTGAATGCTTTATTGACTCCATCCTTACCCTTTATCTTGTCGCCAACCTTATTATGGCCATAGTAAAGCTCAAGCGCTGCGTGCACTGCCGTACCGTACCCCGTAGCAATATCAGCCTTCATATCCCAAGTAGCTTCCACTTCTTCGCGCTTAACGTCCTTCTCTCGCTCGTAATAATCAAGCACCCGCTCTTTGTCTTCGTCGGTAAACTGCTTAAAGAACTTACGCGGGAATCGACTCCCCGACATGTAATGAGGTAGATAGATATGACCATTGTCTACCCCTACTGTAACCTCCCGACCGAGGATCTTTGATTTGTATACGGTGGGGTTCTTCAAATTTACGCTCTGAGCCCCTTCAGAGGCCACAGGATCGTTCGTAGTGTCAGAGATGGGTTCTGATGCCTCTTTCTCGTATTTGAGACAAATATTCATGCCAAGGTTCTTACCCTTGTCTCCGCCGGTTACTTCTGATATTTTAATCTCAACCTCTCGGCCAGCGTCTAAGGCTTCGGCGATGTCTTTGTTCCTATCTTTGGCAATATACCCGACTGGATACCACTTGCCTTTGATATCTACGTCCACTGCAACCGCTCGTGGATCATATTGGTTTTCAGGCTCTCGCCTAACCCGGAGGCTTTCATTGCCTTCCAGGTGCGCAAGAATGTCTTGGCGATTCTCAAATGTTGTGCCAACGATCTTGCTGTGGTAATTAACTTCCTTCATGTTTTCAGTATACACCCTAGCAATATTCTAGTCAATAGTCAGTGTCATGTATTATTTACAACATGCTATATTGCTAGTGAGGCCTCACTCCTCTCTCTTTCGCCCCGTCATTCTTGGCGGGGTTTTTTCTTTGCTCGATTGTTGGAGTATCCGGTCAATCTCTTGCGCCTCATCTGACATTTGAAACGCCATCTTATTAGCCCCTTTAATATAGAGACCATCTAATGAGACAACGCGGCTTAGTGCAACATACCCCTGGCCCGGCACAAACGCCTCGGCTAAATCAATCTCTGCGGCGTCTAATGTCATCCCTTGGCTCTTATGTACTGTAATAGCGTACGCAAGCCTTAGCGGTATCTGAGTGACTGACCCGAGGGTGGCACCTTCATTACTTACCTCCCATGTATCAGGGTTTACGACAACCTCAATACCGTGAAAGTCTACAACTGGTAGCCCGTCCTCTAATGCGACAACCTTACCGAGTGACCCGTTATGGTACAATCCCTCACTATTGTTCTTAGTAGCGATAACAGGTGCACCGATTTTTAACTCGAGCAGCTCAGGGCTTTGTATTGACCCCTTTAAACCGTTAACGATATTAATATCGCCCTTCTCGGTCATCATATAGAATATAGAGTCACCCCTAAGTCTGCTCAACTGGTGGGCGTTTTCACTATCCACCTTCCTATTAAGGGAATACAGCCGCGGCACTTGTCGGTCAGGTTTAACCATCCTGCTTTGAATATAGGCTATATGGCGCTTAAAGAGATTACCGCCGCGGACCCCCTCGAGCAAATCGCGCAATCTATCATCCTTTTGACGATACACCTTTGTAAGGTAGCAGCTTCTAATGTCGAGATTATTCCAGACCCTGCTATTGGCAATAAACTTGCCATCAACTGGTGGCAACTGATAAAAGTCGCCGCACAAGATAAGTTGTATACCGCCAAATGGCCGGTCGTCGTTACGAGCCCATCTAAGCACAGTATCTAGCATGTCAAACACAAAGTCCGGCATCATGCTCACTTCGTCTATTACAAGGGTGGCGGTAGTCTGAAATTCTTTACGTTTTTTCTTACTAATAGTGAATTGCCAGTCATCTGGCAGCTCTTTGCCTAGACCCACCCGCGCCCAGCTATGGAGTGTCTGCCCGTTAAGGTGGGAGGCGGCCAGCCCTGTTGTAGCTGTAACCGCCGTCTTCCGCCCCAATAAACGATTGTGCTCGATGAACTGTTTAAGCGTATGCGTCTTGCCTGCACCGCCCCGGCCGCACAATATAACCGAGTTACCGTCAAGCATTATCCCTAACGCTTCTGCTTGTTCCATCGTGCGTCCCAACTGTTTTGATGCGACTCCGCAAACTTCCGCTTACGAGCAAGCAACTTACCCACCTCTTCTGCAATGAAATCGGTATCAATCCCATTAAGCGCTGTATACCGGTTAATGTAAACCTCTACAATGTCGGTGTCCTCTTTGCGGATAGTAAACCACCTACGGCTATGGCGCACAACAGACAAACCTACCTCGCCTAACCGCTCTGCCATCTGATCATAATCAGGGTCTGGTTGTACTCGATTACGAATAGCGGTAGACACATCATCGTTAATCACCTCTGCCACTACAATCCTCCTTAATCTCCTCTAGCCAATATAACTCTTTTTTTACCGCCTTAATACGCTCCTCTACCATGCTCTTGAGTTGGTTGTCTGTAACCTCGCGCAACTCTATCTTGCCGTCCGGGCTAAGCATATAATTTGCCCGCCCAGATACAAACCATCGATAAGTGTTTAGGTCAACTCCGCACGTTAGAAATTCATAATTAATCGTTTCCTCGTCGACGCGGTCGAAAACTCTAATTAGTTCGCCATCTTTTAGTAATACACCCTTCATTCTCGCTCCTCAATCGGGGTAAGTGCATAAGGCACAATAATCTCAGTTACTGCAATTGCGTCCTCCTGTCCTATGCCATATGTATCGATCCAAAAAAGTGCGCGCGCTGCCTCGTCAACCGTTGCGATAAGAGTGCCGTTGGGCGCGTGTACGTAAATCAACTCCCTGCGAAAATCCACCTCAAGGCCTGCATCCTCGCAGAGCCCAACAAATAAACTAGTGTTCATTATATCCTCTCTTTTTCTACTTTAATGTTATGGATTCTATCCATCAAGAGTATCACATCCTTAGCACCCTGTTCACTAACTTTATCTGCGAGATTTTTGTCGTTAGTGAATGATACAACTACTAAATCGCTCGATGCACCATAGATGTACACCTTATGCTCTTTGCTAAATATCGGAATCCAAATCCTGTAATAAGCCTCTTCTCGGTCTTCTACTGGAGTGTCCCCGTACTCAGCCAACAACTTTGTCAATTGTGGCATCTTTTCGGCGCTAACAAGCCTCCGCGAACTAAGATCGTACCTCGCCCACCTGTCAACAGATATTGATGCGACAACTACACCTGACCGCTCGATCGAGATAGTATTATTACCGCGATAGGTGATAAAACCTAGGCTCTCAACCTTCTCTCTGAAATCATCCGTTGTCATACTAATACTCCTCAATATAACTTATCTTATCGCCAAAGAAGTTATTGAGCCATTCGCGCTCTAGACTAGAGATACCGTCGTTTGCTTCAGTATAATTATTGGTCATCTCAACCCTAAGAGCGGGCTTGCCCATCATAAGTAGGGTAACTTCTTTAACGTATGAACCATTTTTGTGTTTGGCGATCATCTTCCTACGGCGGTCGGCTAGTGGTGTATTCGTAAATGCCGACACGGATCTGGTTAGTGCCTCACGAGCTATTTCGTCACCTATATTACTTGTATTCACCCAGCACTCTGACATACTAGAAAGCGAAACCATTGCACACGGAGAGTCTTTCCACTCTATATCTACGGTGTGTTCTGCTTGCTTGACCTTGAATCCCTTCTCCTCAATTGTCTTTATAAACTCTCTGATATTCATTACATCTTAACCTGCTTAGTGATGGCATTACGCACACCTCGTGTGTATGACTTAGCGTTTACAGTATCGAGTCGGCGGTTGATAGCGTCTACAATGGCTTCGCGGTCGCTAATCTCTGCAAGCATCTGATCCTTATAGGCTTGTAGCTCCTCCTCGGGTAGCCCATCTACAACCTCTTGCACTTCAAATAGTGCACCTTGTACTGGCTCGGCCTCTGGTGTCTCCCAGTCGTGGGGTTCTACCGTATTGCCCTTGAAGACATCACGTGGTAATGCCAGTTGGTCTACCATCATGTCGTTACTTTGGCCGATGTGTTTCTTATATTCGCTCATACTTTCCTCCGTTTGGTGTTTACAATGTCCGCGCAAGTGGTCACTTAATGTATCGAACTGCGCCCACCTGTCGTTTGTTGGCTCTCCTAATCGATTGTGATTCATTCTATCCTCTCCTTCTCGGCTTGATACCGCTGATCGCCGTCTAGTGTTTTATTTACTGCCGCCTGCAGCTCGTCTCTACTTATTTTGCCGCTCAGGAAGGCAATCATCATATTCGCAAAACTCTTATCGGTTCTTGCAACGCGGCGGACTGCTACGTTCGCTATGGTGTCTTCAGCAGCGTGCTCTTTGAATAGCCCAACCTCTATAATCTTATTGATGATATCTTGTTGGGCTGCATAGTGTTCTGATTCTACATCCATGGCCTCTAATATAGTACCTCCTCTCGTAAAATTACACGCTGGCGCTCAGCAAACTCCCTGGCCTCGGACACTCCCGCAAGTTCATATATATTAGCCGCCTTGGGGTTAGTCGTTACCGCCATCTCGTGCTCGTTAATATGGATGAGATATAGGTTAGTATCTCGCGCTTTCAGCTTATATAGCCTCGGCTCACGCTTGACGACCGGGTGCTGGCACATACACAGATAGTCTTGAAGAAAAGATCGTGGTCGTAACCTGTGTAACATTTCTTATATTCATCATGCCCTGCACGCCCATAACAACGTAGGCAATTATCTTTCCAAACTTATCTTTACTCCCATCTGGCTTGTAATACAGTGTAAAAATCTCGTCACTCATACATTGCCACCTTCGTTGCCAGAATACCCATACGCTCACGTGGTGTTAGTCCACCTCGCATACCGTACTCTACGTCGCCAGTCATGAGCGCATCTGCTAGACACTCACCCCTTACTGGACACTCTGCACAGATCTTTCGTGCTTCATTGTAGTTATTATAACCGTTGTACTCATCAGCATACGCTTTGTTTGCTGGGAAGAAAGCTTCCGGGTCTGTCTGCATACATAATGCAGAGCCTCTCCATGTCTCACTCACTTTTCCAACCTCCTATTGTCATTTCTTGTAATACATTCTTCATAAAGTAAATAGTATTTATGGTCGCCATATCCTTTGCAGCAATAACCGATACCATATACTTTGCGGCCTCATCGAGATTTGCAAATGTCTCGTCCTGTATAAGGGAGACAATCTCGTCTGCCTTCATCCCGTTATTGGTTGATTTGTCTAGAATTTCTAGGATTTGTTGCTTCATTTAATTTTATTCCTCATATTCTTTGCAATCTCGTCTAATATTTCATCCATCTGCGATTCGGTTGATATAGTCAACAGGTAATGGGCTGGATCGCCAAATTGTGCGTAATCATCAGGCGCAACCCAACACTCTACATCCTTAAAGTGCATTAATTTATCTGCTATGTAGTCTTCTGTTTCCTCGCCGAATTCCTCTAGGGCCTCTGATTTTGTCGGTTTATGATGGTAAAGCTTTGCTTCGGACAAGACTTTAAAACCATTGCCATACTTGGTGTAGTCAGCCCATAATGCCGCTACGTATTTATCACTATTCATTGTGACTCCTCTACGATGCATCCGTTCTCAAACGTCTCATTGACCACTCCCTCTATAAAGGGGATATCTATATCGTCAAATAATGCAGCGTCCTTGGTGACGTTTGTTAGCGTTAGATCATCGCTGTGGATGTCAAAACTGCTTACCCAATACTGAATGCCTGGGGTATTCAGCCTCACTGTATATGTTTTAGTCATCTAACCCCCTCATCCAATCTATCTCAACGCCAAGCGCGCGCTCTATATACTTCTCTAAATCCATCAGCTCCTCTGAGTCGAACTCGCTGGCTGCAAATGGGTCCGTACTTAACTCTAACCATTCAGTGGCGTAATCAAACTCTTTGACATATAGCGTAATCTGCTTTGGGCGTACCGATACCTTATACACCTTTAATCGTCCCATCTCGCCCACTAAAGGCGGTTAAGCAGTCCTTTTCTTTTCGCTCAGTAAATGCGCGCAATTCTTTTAACGCCTCATTAATGTGAAAGTTAACTACTTGCATTGCATCTGAGTCCCAATTAACCCGGTAAATAGCAGCCGCTGCGTCCATTAATAGATCAGCTACCTCTTTAAGGTTGGGTGCTTTATTGCCGCCGCTATTCTCTGGTTTATACATATCTATCATTTAATCTCCTCTCTTTTAAGTTAATAATTGCCGAATTGTTAAGCTGCTATAGCCTTCGTTCTATCTACTAATCATTATACTCCAAGTAATGGATAAATACAAGCTTTTTAATGGGAGAAATTAAAGAAACCCGCCGACTCTTTAGTTGATAGAATCCGCGGGCTTGTTAGTAATCTATTTATTAGTTTAGTAATACTTAGTTACCTTAATGGTTATTGAATAACATTAAGTGCTATAACCTTTGGATCACTCGCCGTTCTCCAAAGGGCTACAACAACTAATGGTATCTCCTACGCGTCAATACCATTACTTGTCTTCGCCGCTGTTGCTCAAGAACAAGTTACAGTTCATTCGCCGGCCACTCTGTGTCCTTACTCACTCACTTACTTGTCTTTCGCTGCGCTTTTCTCTGCGTCGCCTTCGCTGCCTTTCGCTTGGCTCCTTGTTCAAAGCTGGTCGCTTACTCCGTAAGCTCCTATATGTATTTATTGTACCACACGTATCTCGATTTTTGATGTATTTTTTACATCAACCTGTGGAAAACTCGCCATTTAACAGGGGTAGAAAAATCTCAAAAAAGTCTGCAAAAACTCTTGACAACTTTTTATCATAAGCAATAAAAAAGATAGTTATACCATAACGTGTCAAGTATAAGCGGTATAATGGTATCAAAAAACCCCAGGAGGTGAGCCCTAATCCTGGGGTAATTTGAACTACTTGGCGGAGTGCTTAACTTCGCATTCAAGCCAAGTGGCTGTATCCTTATTGTAACTTGTACATTTTTCTTGTCGATACTCGGCGACGCCCTGCGCCTTAACCGAGTTAATAAAGCTCTGATATTTAAGTGTACCAACAACCCCGAGGATAACTAGCAACACCCCGGCAAGACCTGCGGCCACCATCTTAGCTGTATTTTTATTAACTGTTACTTTCTTACTCATGTTCCCACTCTCTATTTTATCGTTATTGCCCCTTCAGAGGCTCTGTAATCGTTTTTAATGTTAAATAGGTATAATTACCCATCTTTAATTTTTATTCTCATATAGGGGCTTATATGAGGCCGGCCCCAAAGTCCCAGCTGTACTGAAATCGCCGCGGTTGATCAAGCTTAACCTTAACGGTCTTACCCCATTTAACTGGGCCGGGCGTTTCTATCCGCTTCATTGGGTGTAGCGCGTGGATTTGTTTAGACACCTCACGCCAGTGGTTATATTTCTCCTCAAGTGCGATTGTCATATCAGGATCATAGATATCTCGGTCTATCTCGCGCTCGATCTCGTCTAGATAAGCCATTAATTCGCTATCCGTCATTTCTCATTCTCCTCTTTTTCTGCCAGTAAAGACTTGCCCAGTACTGGCGATTATTTGATTTAACGGTGGGCTTAAGCTTTTTAGCTTTATCAGTAATTGCCTCCACATAGCCCGGGAGTTTTCTATCCTCCTCGGAGACAATAAAGCTAACCACCTTCTGCCCGTCGACCTCTAACACCTTTGGCGGAGATACTAGATTTTCTAACCCGGCGATCTCTCCGAATAGTGTTAGTTGTCCATCAGCTAGCTTGGCCAGGCTTCTTAAGAGTCATCGGCATGACTATGTAGATGCCGCGCTCGCTCTTAAATACCATTGGTTTTGTCTCGCCGTAAAGGTCGATGATTAGGTTATCCTCGCCGTTAAGGTCTTGTACTACCTTAAAGAAATCAGCATTGAACCTCATTCTTGCCTGGCCTACTGGTTCACCATCCAAGTAAGGAGTAATGAGCGACATATAGTCAGGGAACTTGGTGGTAACGTTTCGCCCATTGTCCATAATCTCAGCTACCTCATTAGCCCCGAATAAGTCAGATACCCTACTTGTCATTGCTTTATGAGATGCCTCTAAGTCAATCCGCGCAATTTGATGGCCAACCCACTCATCCAGGCCGTCAACGAATACCGCGGCAAGCATTACCCCGTTAGTGCCCACTAAACAGGTTTTGCCCTTAATCCTATCCACCAAGATGTTAGTAATCGCCGGGCGGTCTTTGCCCTTGTATACAACCTTTAGAAATGCTCCTAATTGCTTCTTGTTCACAATACCTCCATTACTAGTAAGATAACCATTACTGTTGCCCAAGTAATCGTTGCGTAGGCGAGAAAGTGCCAAAAGATAACACCGGCTAATGCTAATGCTCCGCCGATTACTGGCACTTTGTATAGCATCTCAAGCGTCCAGTTGACAAAATCGGCGAAGTCTTCGATGAATTTAGGTGATCCACTATAAGGTAGCATGCTAATCCTCACATCCGTATTGCTTACACCAACCGTTATCTGTATATTCGCTAGTTTGCATCATCTGCTCTCTAGTGTCGTTATGGTAGTGTACGTCTAACCGTGCCCGCTGAATGGCTCGCTCATCCTGTACGTGTTGTGGCGGGTTATCCATCGCTGCGCCCTTAACTGCTAAGCTTGCTATCTGTACCGCTACTGCGATAACTACAATCCACAAGACTCCCCGTAATACTGTCCTGCACTTCGCTCGGAACGCGCTCCGCTCTGCCTTTACCTTACTCATCACCTTTATCCTTTATAGTTTTACTTTGTTAATCTCGCAAACTAATGCGATGTATTCACTGACGGTTAGCTTTTTCATCTTCGTAGTTCTCCTTAAGTTCTTTCATCTGCTCATCTACAAAGTCCATGATGTCGCTTAGTTCGATCTCCTCTAAGATGGTTTGTGCACCAAACTCGGCTACCACCTGAGCTGGATCAACCCCGCTCAGTACTACTGATTGATCTTGAGTGTCAACCTCCACCTTATCGGCGTAGATCTGGATAAAGTTAAACTTGTTCATTTTGATTCTCCTATTAATAATGATGTTGTATTCGTTTAAGTGCTAGATTACCGAGTAATCGCGCCTCTCCATGTCGCGGAGAACCTTTCGGCGCTCCCACCAGATGTTAAATGCTTCAATTAGATTGTTCTTAATATTTTTAATCATTTTGATTCTCCTTCTATTGTTATCGTTTAATGCTCGAGTTGTTAAGGTTTTTTGTTCGCTCCGTGCGATCAACTGTCCTCAGTATAGCGCAAATATTTTGAATGTCAACAACTTTTTGAAAGATTTTTAGACTTTTTTATTCCGAGTAAGAGAATGGCCGTTTAGTATTGCATCTATATTTCAGGTGTGATATACTGATAGTAAGAGTTATATGTAGTCTCTTTAATAAAACTACATTGTACCTTTTACAATTCATAGCGTTGGTTATACGTAAAACCACGGTCTTTATTCACCCCGTATGAAAATCGGCGGGGACATTGACTGCCTTATAAGAGCCAAACACCTTGTTAGGTTAATAGGATAATCTCTGGTAAGGATAAACAGTAACAGATTTAAAAAGACCCATTATAAGTAACCTGAGGCGAAGGGGCAACGTGCTTTCCATATTCTCACGACCCCGTACTAACGGTGCACCACCTAAATAGGAGTGTATAAGTCCAGGTGAAAATGATCCCCGGCGCGGAGACAGGAGATAGAGCTTTTAAAGCGAGTGGCGTTCCTGCTTCAGTGTCCGCATTAAGTGATCGACCAGTAATGGGCAGGAATGAGAACGACGAGTAGTGGGAAGTGCATAATATGGGAAAAGGGCATGCACAAAGATCCTAAAGTAGCTTACGGGGCTAGCCATGGATTACTATTCAGCTCTATCATGGAATAAAGGTCTTAAACAGGCAGTTGCGCCACTTGGCGGGCACAGCTAGTCTATAGGTTAACTAATCAGCTTAGGTAATAGTAATAGTAAATATTAGTAGTTACCTTATACAACCTCGCGGCAAGCGCTCGGTAGTATAAGTAATATTAATAGAATAACTATAGGTTATCTAGTCATTATAGGTTATTAGTTTACTTAATAGGTTAGGTGTTAAAGGAACCGGGGAGTAAAGGCCCTTTTTTTATTCTCGTTATTGTAAACTATTTACGTTAACAAATAAGAATAAAACTATCGACAAAGCCGCGGCATTCCTTTAAACTGAAATTATGAACGACAACTACAAATTACCCAGCTGGATCACTGACGATTACAGCGAAAACTTCATAAGAGAGAGACTAGCTAAGGAAGGTGTACAAGCCTACTCAATAGAACGAGCGCGGGCAAGAGCTTTATGAGCAAACCCAACAACCAGGCAACACTATACTAGTAGAAGAAACCGCTGAATAACCTCGTTCGCCGTCGGCTCAACGCATACAAGTAAGCTGGCGGCTTTTTTATTTGCCCAAATAACCATAGCCTCTTTAAAGCCCCTAAATGAGCAAAATAACACTAAAAGGTATAATCTACCATCTTTTAATTTAAAACCTCTCAGAGAGCCTCTAAATGGCCTCAGAACGCAATATACAAGTAGCCATCCATCAGATACTGCACAAACCCGGCGCGGGCTCCTTCCTTTAATGCTTCAAGCACCTCATATCCTTATGGGGGGAATAAAGACACACACAATAGCCCGTGGAGAGACACCAACCTATAATAAGGCGTACAGCTTAATGGGTTACAGATAACATTAAATGCTTATAATTATATACGAACACCAAATAATAGCCATAATTACCCATAGAATAGCCCAGTAACGCCAGATATTGCTCTCAACAAAGCGCGCGGGCCTCTCTTTTAATGCTTCCTTATTTGGAATTTTTTTACTACTTATACAGATTATATAAGGAATATACATAGGGAATAACGCATAGTATTGCACCAAAGCCTAATATTTGCACAAAAATAGGTGAAAATAACGTATAATTGGCCATTTTAGCGCTATCTCTGGTATTTCCGCATACTTTTGGGCTGCCTGGTGCGCTTTGACTGTACGCAAAACCGGTGCTTGATGGCCGCAAACCCCTCTTAACCACTAAAATATACACAAAAACACCCTAAAACACCCCATATTCACCCCAAATACCCCCCTACCCTATACACACTACATATAGCGTACATAAGCACTATAGACACTATATATAGTGTAGGTAAGAAAAAGCTGCACCAAAAATCCCGGGAAAACGCGCCAAAAATACCCCCCACCCTATTTCAGCTGATTATGTATGAATCCCCAACAAATCGCGCGGCTTGCTTTTAACACATTATATTATATAGCTAATCCCTCCAATATATTTTGCGAAGTAACACCAAACAACCCTAGCACCCACCAGAATCAACGGGACTACCCTACACGGATAAAACAGCCCTAAACGGCATAACGCCCACTCAGCGCTCTCTCAGCGGGAACTGCGACCAACCATAACAAACCGCGGCGCTTCTCCCTTACAGGCCCCATTATTTTACGAAGTAAGCAAATACACCCATTTTGATACAAAACTACTATATATAAATACAAGCCAATACACGCCATCCTATACGTTATCTACCCAGCTAACAGATACCACTACTATATATATAGGGGCGAGAAAGGGGGCTTATAGTTCGTAAAATGGGTATTGTGCGAAGTTAAAACAGCCATCAATTGGTCATATATTTTGCGAACCATATATAACATGAACCACCAACATGTCAAGGACGTGAATGATTTATTTTTTGTGGGTAATTATTTTGTTGGGGTAAGTTAGTGTAGGTTAGCTGATAGGTGGGGTACAGGGGGCTCCTCCCGTGGATATTTACATACATTATTTGGGGTGAAATGAATGACTCGGCTCAAAAATATACACTATAAATTTCTCAAAGGTATATACCCCGCCCGTAAATACTATCCCCAATCAAACCTAAAAGTATATACTACCCAAGAAAGGAGGCCTATATGGCAGATAAAAAAAGACCCAAAGAATATTGGAGAGAAAGAAAGCTTGCCCAACGCGAGGGGAAGACAAAACGAATGAAAAACAAGGACGGGGTCGGTATCCGTAAACGTAATAAAGGTAAGGTTGCTAGTCAATGGACTCAAACTGAGCAACAAGAGAAATGGCTTAATTATTATATGGATCCTAAGTCACCGAGTTATGCAAACGCCTATGCAAGTGCTATTAGAGCTGGTTACTCTCGGTGGGCAGCTACTAAGATGGAGACGAAGGATTGCCAAAAGTGGGTCGCCGAGGCTAAGAATATGATGCGTCTTACTCCTGAACATCTTAAACAGCAGCTACAAATGATTGTTGTAAATGATATATCAAAAGATGCTGACAAGATTAGCGCCATTAAGCTGTTGGGTAAAGAACATAACATGTTTGTCGATAAACAGGTTACGGCCCATATAGGGATTGAGGAAGCACTGAAGGAGCTAGACAATCTATGAGCGCATTAAAGAAGCCCGCGAATCGTAAGCTTATTTATATCTGGGATGAGAACTTAGAGTATTTCAATAAGCTGCCGAATAAATCAGCTACTATTAACCAGCTTATTAAGAGGCTTAGATTAGATGGATGACCTAAAACTAACTAAAGCGCAGCTGGCTAAGATTAAGCTCATTAAACAGGACTTCTACAAGTTCGCTAAGATGAACCTGTATATCAAGGACAAGTTCGCCAATATTGTACCATTTGTCCCTAATGAGCCCCAGCGGGCTTTAATTGATTATGTGTTGCTCTGTATTCAAGAGAAGCGGCCAGTAAAGGTTATCATCTTAAAGGCTCGCCAGATGGGCTTTAGTACGGCCGTAGAGGCTCTTTGTTACTGGTGGACGTCTACGAACTTCAACATTAATAGCGTGATTATCGGTAATGACGAAAAGTCCTCACTTAACCTTTATAGGATGTTTCGTCGTTATTTTGACAACACCAATATCTTGTTTAAACCGAGTGTTCGCTACAACACTAAAAGCGACTTAACGTTTGAGAAGTTCGATGAGAACGGTAAACAGATTGGCCTAGGCTCGGCTATTAAGATTGAGACGGCTAAGAACAAGTCCGCGGGGCGTTCAGATACTGTTAACTTTCTTCATGCGAGCGAACTTGGGGCTTGGGAGAACGGAGAAGACCTAGTTGCCTCTCTTATGCAGACCGTGCCAGATGCTGAGGTAATGGATAAGCCATCAATGGTATTTCTGGAATCTACCGCAGAAGGCCGAGGCAATTACTTCCATAAAGAGTATGTTGCGGCAGTTAATAAAAAGAACAACTATCAACCTCTATTCGCCCCCTGGTGGATTCTTGACACTTACGAGCGAGATGCCACGTTTGAGGACTTAGGTCAATTAAACGATTATGAGTCATTCTTAGTTGAGCTGATAAAGAAAGGCCATGAGACATTGGGTCACAAGTTCACCGTTAGCGAGGAGTCTATTCCTAGGAAGCTTGCCTACTATAGAAGGAAGGCAAAAGACTTCGCGGCTACTCCTGAACGTTTACCCCAAGAGTACCCCTCGACGTGGGAAGAGGCGTTCATTGCAAGCGGGAAGAACGTGTTCAACCCATTAGCCCTACAGGAGATGGAGAAGGACGCAACTCCATTAGAGGATGTTAACTATTACAAGATTACCCCATTAGAGGATCGCCCCTATGAGGAATTTGAGCTAGAGAAAGTATCATTTGAGCCTAACGAAACGCCTGATGATTTCACCTACAAAGCACCGCTTAAGATTTGGGAGAAGCCCAAGCCTTATAAGGAATACGTTATTGGTGCAGATGTTGCAGAAGGTCTCAGGGGGGGCGACTTTAGTGTTGCTACCGTTGTAGATATTTCAACAATGGCAGTAGTAGCGAGATGGAGAGGGCATTGCGATCCTGACAAGTTCGGCGAGATCTTAGGTGTTCTCGGTACGTATTACAATTATGCCCTTATAGGCGTAGAGGTAAACAACCATGGCCTTACTACAGTACAAAAGCTCCGCGATACTTTCTATACAAACCTTTACAAGCGAGATAGAGGCTATGACGAGGAATGGGAGACACCAACTGTTAACCTCGGCTGGAAGACCGATATGCGCACTAAACGCTTAATGATCGATGACCTTATAAAGCTAGTCCGCGAGCGAGTGATTAAAGATAAGGACATTGTATTCATTAATGAGGCATTCAGCTACGTGCGTGATGAGCGTGGTAGAATGAACGCGGAGGAAGGCTCTCACGATGACGTTGTGATGTCTACAGCTATCGCTTACCAGCTATTCCCTTGGGGTGATAACGATATATCAAACTTAAAGGTATTTTCTACCGCAAAGATGCATGAAATAATCAATGGATGATAAAACACTACAAGAGGTGACTAAGCGCTTTAACAAGGCGCGGATGTATACCGAATCCCACTACAAGAAGACTTGGGCAAATGCATTTAAGTCTTACAACGGCATTAGAACAATTAGGGGATATGCAGGTCAAGCCGACGAGTTTGTGCCTGAAACCTTCTCAATCGTAGAAGCCCTCGTATCTTCATACGTTAAAACAAAGCCGCGGTTCAAGTATTGGCCGCTACATGAAGAACAAGAACAAAGCGTCGAGGCCTTAAATGGTCTAGTTAACTATTACTGGTCTATCAATAACATGACCGATAAGATGATTAGCTGGATTAAGGATATGGCCCTATATGGTACAGGTGTTTTGGCCTTTAGTTGGCTAAAAGATCGCCCACTTATCCAGAATATCCCCTTAAATGACTTCTTTGTTGACCCAGCAGCTCGCCATATCAATAATCCCGACGAGCCAGGCTATCCACGATACGCCGGATATCGATACCTTACAAGCCTTGAACAACTCAAATCTCAAATGGAGGTGGATGTAGATACCGGTAAGGTAAATGAGAAGTACAAAAACCTCGACAAGGTGGTCTCCGGAACTGACAGCGAGGAGATGGATAAAGACATTAAAGAGATGTTGATCGGCTCAACGTACGGGAAAGACGCCATCAGTGAGCAGGTAGAGGTTATCGATTACTGGACTGAAAAGAAACACGTTGTAGTGGCCAACCGCAGCGTTGTTATCTTAGAGGAGGATAACCCCTACGCCCGAAAAGAGTCAACAAAAGAGCTGCCAATGGACTTAGACGGTGAGATTATCCCAATGAAGGTAAAAATCCCCGCCATTAAAGGCTTTCTACCCTTTGCAGTAGCCCGTAACTACGTTGATACGAGCCTATTCTACGGTAAGGGCATTGCAGAGGTTATTCTCAAGACCCAGGAGCTTCTCAACGATACAGCGAGCCAGAAGCGCGACAACATTGCTTATGTGTTGAACAACATGTGGCAGATTGAGCCCCGGTATCAACACCTGGCTGAGCGCATTCAGTCCGCACCAGGCGCTATATTCCCGATCCCTAAGGGTGCACTTACCCCGATTGAGAAGAACGACATTAGCCCAGCCGCCGATGCCGAGATTAGCCGCCTCACTCAGCAAATGCGTACTGCAGTAGCCGCTGATGCAGCTGTCCAGGGTATTAGCCAACGCTATAGCCGCACTACTGCTACTGAGATATCCAACCAAATGGAGCAATCAGATGCGCGTACAAACGTTAAGATGCAGTCATTAGAGGACGGCGGTCTCTCTCAAGTAGGATCAATCCTATTTAAGATGATCCAGCTATTCGTTAAAGAGGACACTCCAGTACGGATGACTGACCATAACCAGATTACGTGGCAGGTGTACAGCCCAGATGTTTACTTTGGTGAGTATCAGCCAAAGGTCGTACTTGAAAGTACTGCAGACGCCGAGATTGCAATGCTCAGCCAGGCGATGCAGACAGCCGCCCAGTTCAGCCTCCAAAATCCTCTCGTTAACCAGGAGGCATTCCTGCGCAATATGTACAAGACTCTGTTTAGTAAGTACATGACCGAGGATGACATTAACGAGATGTTAACTGTACCGCAGCCGATGATGGGCCCTGATGGTCAACCGGTTGATCCAAGCCTCGTACAAAGCGGCGCATCACTTGCCCCGGGTGCAGAGGAATACCTACTAGGCGCAGGCGCATCGCAGGGCGGTGGCGATTCATTCAATAAGCGAGCCCAAACCGGCAACCAAGGCGGCGGCGGAGCTAATAGTAACGATAACAACATTAGACGGGTACGAAGCGAGCAAGCATCAACCCGATTGAGGTAGTAAATGGAAGAGAGTAACAAATGGGAGAAGATCGCCCATCAATGGGAGCAATTCTCCAAAACAGAAGCCTATAAAGAGCTAATGGGTTACATTGACCTACAAAAGGATGTAAATTCTACATTAGCTGCCGGGCCTATTGAGATTTATAAGGAAGTGCCAACCGTTGACGGAAAGACAACGCAGCAACTCGAGTTTGAACCCGAGAAGTTGGCGTATCTTTTACAACGCAATGTAGGCCTCGATACGATCCGCCTTTACATTGAAGGTTTCAGTATCCAATAATTTTTACAACAATGTAATATTTACAGCGTAGGAGGGTTCCGCCCCTACCCCTCCTACGTTCCCCTTAAAAGAGGCGAGATTATAGACAAACTAATAGGAGTACACTAGAATGGAAGATTCCCTTACCGGAACTAACGATGCTAGCCTCAACCAAGAGCCTACTAGCGTTAATGAACCGGCGGATATCTCTAGCGATACTACCTCTCAAGCTCCAGTAGAGCAAGATGTAGTAGCTGAGCCCGCCCAAGAAAGCGAGCCAGCAGATAACGGGCTGAGTAAATTCGCGAAGGCGCAAGGCTTTGATCTTGATAACGCTAGCGAGGATACAAAACGGGCCCTTAAAATTGCTCTGGATAACCAGCGCTCATTCCGTAGCGCAAAACAACTAGCAGATACCAGCGAGCCTACTGACGACTTGCGCGCAGAGGTTGCTAACTTGAAGTACGAGCGACAAGTTGAGCGATTCTTTGGCGAGCAAGGACGTGACCGCAATCTCGAAGCGGTAATGTATGACATCGTAAAGGATAAAGCTGCTAAATACGGCGTAGAATATGCAAATAACCTACGACACGACCTCGACACTCTGTATGATTTAGCCGTGCTTAAGTCGAGCAAGAATACCCCAAATGTAGATCCGGAGCAAATCCGCCGAGAGGAAAGGGAGTCTATCAATCAACAACTCCAGCAGGGCACCCAAGCCCATGCTACTGATCAAACCCCTACGGTAACTACTATTCAGGACATACTCGCCAAGTATGAAATTGGTTCACCTGAATACATTGCCGCGATAGATAAACTAACAAGCTAAAAGGAAAAATTAAATGCCTAACTATGTTACGCCTACTAAGGGCACTATGTCGGCCGGCGATACGGCTGGCACGCATAACCTGGTACCCCAAATCTGGGCTCCAGAAGTAGAAAAGAACCGCACCGATAACCTCGTGCTCTGGAACTTCATTGACCACTCAAACCTTGATCCGGGCACGCAGCAGGGCGACGTCGTGCACGTTCCGTTCATGAGCGAGATCGCCGACGACTTTACTAACAACGCTTCAGTTACTGCCGCTTCTGCAATTGAAGCTGTCCAGACAACTCTTATCGACGTCTTTATTGATCGCTACCTCCGCAAGGCGGTTGGTGTTCAGGACGTTGCTAAAGCTCAAAGCAAGTACGAATTCCGCTCCCTGTATGTTGAGCGTCTCGGTCGCTGGCTTGCTAAAGGTATGGACACTGAAGTATTGAACAAGATCCGTGCATCTGGTAGCGGTATTAAGAAAGTTCAGACTGCAGCCGCTGGTGTGTTGGCTTACGCCGACATCGTGAAGGCCCTCGGTGAGCTTGATAGCGCTAACGTCCCTGAGGATAACCGTGCGCTGTTCGTTAACGGCAAGACTCGTGCCCTCCTCCGCCTGATCCCTGAGTTTACCGCTTACGCAAGCGTTGGTGAGAGCGGCATCGTCAAGACGAAGAATGGTCTTGTTGGCCATATCTTCAACATGCCTGTTTACGTCACTAACGTCATTGACCAGGTTGGCGGCAAGGATGTTGTATACATCATGCACAAGAGCGCCCTCAAGGGCTTGGCTCAGATGACCAAGACTGAAGACGGCCGCGATAAGCTAGCTGGAACTGACTACGTTGTCGGCTCAAGCCTCTTTGGTTGCGCAGTTGCTCGCAAAGACCACATTGTTGAGATTACTGTTAAATAGTGATATCAACTATAAAGCCTCCTCCCAAGCGGAGGGGGCTTATTTTAAGATAAGGAGATAATAATGGATAGCGACAAATTAATGATTGACGCACTCAACGACATAGAAGCCATGGGCTTTGGGGTGTCGTATTCAATCAACTCTGCCGTTGTGATGTCACCACAAGGCGACAAACTCGGGGAGCTATTTGCCAATGAGCCGATCAAGTCATGGATTGACGGTAGAGTACTCGCGTGCGCAGTCAGAGAGGGGAGATCACTTGTCAAGAGTATGTGTTTTATGGCGGCGGGCAGGAAAAAGCAAAAAATGCCACCACTATATATTATCGAAACCTCCGCAGGCTTCGTAAAGTCTGTGCGAGATATGCAGTTTGCCGCCGATTCTCCGGCTATTTTTTCGAGCAACCAGCTTAACAATATAAGGTGGAGGGTTAATACTTTAAACGAGAAGATTCATAAGGTTAATTAAGGTAGCATATATGGTTAAAAAAATAGCAGATTCGGCATGGCAATTAATGTTAAACTCTATAACCGAATCAACGGCGGTAGATGTTTGCTCTAGCGTACCGGCAAGTGTCGCCAGTATCCAGAGTGTATCGCTTGGCAAAAAGACGATATCTATGTCTAATATAACCGTACCATCCGGCGAGCGAAAAAACGTGACTCTGCCAAATGTTGATAATATCCCAGTGTCAAAAAGCGGTCGGGCATCCGTAGTTGTATTCTCTACCGCGTCTGAAATAAGGTTAGTCACAGACATAGCACCATCCGATATAACTCAAGGTGGAACGGCGAACCTTGGTGGTGTTGAGTTAAATATGGAGGTTGTCTAGCATGAACGAAGTAGATGAAATAACAAAAAAACTCAGGGATGAGGTTGGTCAGTATAGTACTCTGATATGCGATCTGGGGCGAACCACATGTTACTATTCTAGGTTTTACGATGATAGAGTTGAGTTTATAGGCAACTACGACACCAAAAGTGTTATGCCCGTAAATGACGTGCGCAGTGGTATATATGCCGGAGATTTTCTATCCTCATTCAACACCGAAGAGTCGGTCAAGTATTTCGAAAAAGCGCTCACGTATAATCGCTTTGTCCGCGGTAGTGACGCAACAAGGGTTTACCGCAACGACATCGGCAAAGCGATGGATCTTGACACTAGGACAAATGAGATAATTTATCGAGATGAGATTCTATTACACTACCCATCTAGGGCGTCCGATATATATGCTATGCTCACAGGCCCTATAACACTTGATACTATCATCCAAAAGTGGGAGAAGCCGCCGCAGATTATGACTGGAGAAGCTAAACGTGACATCCCAGAGTACAGTGAGATGTTCCGTGAGAAATACAATACCATCTGGAATTTGAGGTAGTCGCCATGGCCAACAATATGACAATTGGTCTCCTGGCCACCGCAATAGAAGACGAAAACAACACTATCGATATAGACGTCGCATACAATCAGTTTTTCCCTAATGCCCCGTTTTATATCACCGTCTCACCAATCGATGAGCCACCTACGGCGCTCAACTCGGAGATAATGGCCGTTAGGGCGCGTAATGGCAAAACGCTAACTGTAGTGCGCGGACAACGAGGGATAGTTGCGAAGTCTCACAGGAAAGGATCGCTTGTTTATCGGGGTGTCTATTACGAAAATCTCTTACATGTTGGAGATATAGTGATGACACTAAACATCAACCCGATGCCTGGCAGGCTGTTACTTAACGGCCAGGGTGGCTACAGTAAATGGGATTATCCGCTTCTGTACGACCACATCTCACGAAACCCGCGCTATGGAACAATTAGCGGAGACACGTTCACGCTCGCAAACTTTAGTGGTAGATTCCCACTAATAGCTGGCGGCTTTGATGCTATGGGTTCGGAGGGCGGCAGCGACAGTATACGCCTAGCTCCACAAAACTACCAAACTAACACATGGATGAGTCAGAAGATGAGCCCATCCGCCAATCCGTCTGGTGCGATTAGGATGGGGGGGGATGTAGGTTTTCACCTCCACGGGGTAACGAATACGCCAAGTGACTCATCTAAGAATGTTCCGCTTGAGTGGCGGCCACAGTATATTGCCCTAAACTTTGAAATTGTAGCGGGGTAGAATATGCTCGTAGTCGCAGATTGGAGAGACTTACCCAACTTAGTACACAAGGATTATTGGCCTAACGGAGAAGTATCACCAGGAAGGTTCGGTCTCGAGGCTAGCTCTACCGGTTTTGCAGTGCACTATGCATCCCTTACGCCGGTTAAAGGTCAAAGTGATGTAGAATTGCTCGCTAAGGTCAAGATAGACACGCTCGTTGCAAAACAGGGGTTGCTCGTTATTCGCGGTAACGTATTCTTCGATCGGCAACAAAATCGTAATCGTGACTCGGGCTATATCGTCGCCTATCAGCAGGGCGTAGACGGTTTAACCTACTTAAAGGTTGACTACGCAGACGGTACATTCAATCAGGCTATCGGTGTTGACAAACCGACAGAGTGGAACTGGGTACGATTTAGCGTAAGGGGAACAGAGATTAAAGCCAAGGTTTGGGGAGATGGACAAGTAGAGCCGGGTTGGCAGATAGTCATTAATGACACTTACTGGCCAGCGGATAGCAATGGCTCAGTAGGTGTAGCTCACTTTAGTGGTGGTACTGTAACATACAACTACATTTCTGCCTCTACCGACGATAGGCCAGCGCCAAAGCCCGGTGAATATGTCGACACTTATATCAATTCTAAACCTGAACCCGAGTTTGGTTACTGGGGTGCGCCCGGCCTACGTCCATTGGGCGCTATATTGCCGGTAAAAAATACACCCAAGGTTTACACACTAACACCTCAACGGATTACTGGGCGCTTAACAATACAGAAACCTACCTTAACCGTTGAAGGCCCGAAGTATAGCCTTAAAGGCAGACGCGGCTGGGTACATCTCGTATTCAAAACAGAACCTACACTAACCTATATACCACCCAAGCCGGGTGAATTGCGCCCCGCTCAAGTTGTAGAGCGTCTAACGATTAGACCTCCTACGCTAACCCATACAGGCCCAATATACGCCCTGAGAGCATCTAGAATTACCGAGAGGGTATCTATATCATCTCCGGCTCTAACGGCCCATACAGCGGCTCTCATACAGCCTGAGGGAATAAATCTAAGAGTCAGTATTAGCAGTCCGAGTGTTATATTTATACCGAAGCCCGAGGTCTTGACACTTAAACCAGCGCCAATAACTTTGCGGCTAACAATAACGCGGACTAACAAATTATTAGATCCAAGCGTATACAACATTGAATACAAACAATACAGGCCTGATTACGTAGGTATAAAAGCGTATGAAGGTGAAACATTAAACATTGACCGATACCGCCCTAATACAATAGAAACGGGCAAGATCGATAGTATCGAACTAAAGACAAATAGATATAAACAAATAGTAATTAAATAGGAGAATATAATGGAAAATCTTGGTAAATTTAGCGTGAGCAACATCGTTGATAGCGCGCCAAGCGGCAGCCTCGGTGTTGTGCTCGCGCCAAATGGTGGCAGCTACTCACTCGCAGCTATATCGTCTACCGGCGGCGGAGGCGTAGGCCAGGGCGGCAACGTACCAAAGCTCGGTGAAAGCGACAGCGCGTGGGTTGAACAATCTACAACTAAGGGCACTTGGATGTACCGTCGATACAACGGAGTATTATTCCTCAAGCCGAAGGGCCAATATAGCGTCGTGGGGGGCTTGACCGCGGGCAATAACACGGTGTTCCAGATCCCCCAACCGTATCGCGAGAATATCGAGACCACCGCAAGTTCGCTTGTCAATAACTCAACCAAGCGTGCGGATGGCTCAACTATCTTGATTGACAATCTTGGAAACGTTACAATCAGCGCGGCTACAGCCGGTACTTACATCGTGCCGACCCTCGCTATCCCTTACTCGGCATTGGGCTAGGAGATTAAATGACACTCGCCGATTTACGCAAGCGGGTGATGATAGATAAGCTGGACGATGAAGACTACGAGCCAGAAATCATTGACAACTTTTTGAATGACGCCCAGCGGGATATATTCAACCAATTTGAACTACCATTTATGGAAAAGATCTTTATTGGTGATGTACCAGCTGGTACGTCTATCATTAAGCTGCCTGATGATGTTAGTAGGGTAGAGATGCATGCAGTGAGCGGTGTGCCTAACTTCTTTCAAATGAAGTGCGAGTATCGCGATTTCTTTATGCGATTTGCAGACGCAATGAACAATAAACCGCATGCGCCCTACTACTGGACTGAATACGCCGGCAACATTCTATTAGACGCCCCAACCGATAAAGAATACAAACTATACACGTATTACTACAAGAAACCAAATATAATGGCCCAAGATACCGATAAGCCCGATATCCCCGAAGAATTTACCGAGCTACTCATTCTTGGCGCACTCCGCCGTGTGCATGACCGTAACGAGGATATGGATCTATCTACTCAAGTGGAGAACCAGTACCAAGCTCAACTACAAGAGATGGTTACTCGCTTTGGTATGCGCGATGCATTTGGCCCTGTTAAGATGCGTAATTTACAAATATAGGAGGATGAATGGCGCAGCAAGTTAAAATTGCTACCCAGCTAAATCTAGGAGGTATCGACCTTGTTACGCCAGTCGACCTTCTCCAGGATGGTAAGAGTCCTTTTAGTAAGAACTTTCGCCTCCAAGCCCAACAAAAGGATTCCCGCCGCGTAGCCGTGTCAACTAGGCGCGGCCATTCTTTGCATATGGAACCATTAGGTGAATCTCAAGCACTCGGCAATGCGGCTACTGTTACTCAGCGGTTTAAGATAAACCGAGACAACGCTTTTCTTTTGCAACCGTTTACCGCTAATGTAGACCAACGTATTACTCGCCTAGATATTGACATTAAAAACCCCGGCGGTGCTACTGGCCCAATACTAGTAGAAATCCTAGAGGATGCAGCTGGCCTACCTGGCAACCGCCTATCGGTAAGCTCATTCCTTAACGGAGACATTGGAGATAGTGGCGATTGGGTCACTTGTCGTTTCATTAACCCGCCAAAGATCAAGACTGGTAAGAAATACTGGATAGCACTCAAGCCCCAAGACGACTCACTCAAGTATTATGAGATTGGCCTGGTTAATAGTACGCCCGAGGCTCGGTGGACTTCCGCGGCTTGGACAGTGAATACTCCCATTACTGGTAAGATGCTACGTTATAGGCTATTTACAGCTCCTGAGAAGAAACTTAAGGGCGCGTATCGCTTTAACCTAGATAACCGCAACAACCGTACTGTAGCAGTATATGATAATACGCTCTATTATGCAGACGAGGCAGCTGGTAAATGGCGCGAGATAATGAGTGGTCTATCATCAGAAGCAAGCGAATATAGCTTTGCCAATGGTGATGGCAAGATGTTTTGGGTTAATGGCCATGATGAGCTACGCTACTGGGATGGTACACCACCCCAAGATCGCACCAACATTGTAGACAATGGCAACTTCAACCTCCCAAGCGTGCGGTGGCAGGGTAGCGTAACACGCGATACTACAGTATATAAATCAGCTCCTGCATCCCTCAAGATCACCGGTGGTGGTCAACGATACACCAAGAGTGATATTCAACTCACTAAAGGTAAACGATACAAGATCAAATTCTCATCCGTTAGTGCAGCTGGTACGTCTCAAGTATTTGTAAGTGTTAATACTCAGCTCCGCCCAATTGCAGGTTATCAAAAGCAGATGACAACAACATGGGACAACCATGAGTTTTACTACTGGCCCGAACTAGACGTCACAAGCCTTGAGTTTGTCTCAACTGGTGAGGACTTCTGGATAGACGATGTAGAGATTATCGATACTGGTGTTGGCCGTGTTGTAAATACTGAGCTACCTGTACTACGCGAGGTGATGTTCCATAAAGACCGTATGTGGGGCGTTGTAGCTGGCCTGCCTAATACGATTAGGTTCTCAGAAGCGCCTGGTAACCCGGCATGGGATCCGACAGGTAAAGTACCGACTAAGCCAAGTGAGCAATGGTACAACGAATGGAGAAGCACAAGCTTCTTCACTATCCCGCGGCCATTTAACGGTTCGCCAGTGGTTAAGCTTTGCTCATTCCAGGACAATCTCGTTGTCTTTACTCAGGATGGTAAGTATATCATTAGTGGGTATGATGAAGCGTCGTTTAATATGCGGCAATCTACCGGCTTTAAGGGCGCTATTGCACGGCGCGGAGTTGTACAGGATGAGAACGCAATTTACTTTGTAGGTGACGCCGGACTGTTTATGTTTAACGGTTCGAGCGACGTTCGTATCTCAGATGCAATTACTCCATTAATTGATGGATGCCCGCGCATTACCGATATAGACGCAACCAAGTATAAAGATGAGATACGCTTTTACTTGGCTTCTAGCGGTTCAACAGTTAATGACACTTGTATCATCTACAATAAGCCATTAAAGGATATTGAATACGATACTGGCGTCTACGGAGACCGCGCAATCTACTACGATGATGCAGATGACCGCGGACAGCTCGCAGTATTCAACTCTTACGTGGGGATGAGCTACTACGCGGAGACTCAAGTTTACCATGACATGGGCGCACCAATCGACTTTGAATACCGTTTTAAGTACGATAGCATGGGTAGCCCAATGCAGCGTAAGCGACTTAAGCGTTTTTACCCGATATTCCAGGGCGTTGACTCCACCTTTAAAGTCGGTCTCGCAATGGACAAAGACTTCGCCGATGCGCCAAAGATTAAAGAGCAAATACTCTCCGTTAATGGTGCTAGGTGGGGACAATTTAAGTGGGGTGATGGTACACTCTACGGTGGTAGCAAATCGTTTAAACCAAAGCGGCAAAGCTACTCAGGCTACGCACGGTACTGGCAGCTACGCGTATTCCGCAACGGCGTAGAAAACCGCGTGGCCTTTGTTGGTGCACAATTTAGTTATAAAGCAAAGAGGTTATAAATGGGATTAATTAGTTATTCACAATTACAAGATGGTACTGAGGCGGTAGCAAATGACCTCAACAACCGTTTTGGTACTATCTACAATGAGTTTAACGGTAACATTGATGCCGCTAACCTCAAAAACTCGGCAGTGACTCGTGAGAAGATCGCCGACAATTCAATTACTAAAGATAAGTTGGCTCTCCGCCAATACATTGACGATAACGGCTGGACAGTAACCGACATGGGCGGCATTAAAACCTATAGCCGTACCGTACCCGTAACGGGGACGCAGAACGATCATAACGGCCCAGGGCATGTTGGTTTGCTCATTGAAGCCAGTGGTCGCCGCGCAGGGCTTGGGAGTTTCCCCGCACCCGTAGGACGTACTATTGACAACATTATCGTTACTTGTACCTACTTTGGCCACTACTCGGGCCACCTAGTAGTAAACGGCGAGAAGCGAGATGGTAAGATCTTCATCTCAGGTGGTAATATCTTCCCCTGGAATCTCTCATTTGACGGTGAGGTACACGTCCAGGTAACGGAGAAGTTGTAATGTTGTCTCTTATTCAGCTAACGCCTGGAATGGATGACGCGACATTAGTCAATACGATTAATAAGAACTTCGAACAACTCCAGAACGAGTCGCGGACTAAGACAAGTAAAGACTCAGCGGGGACGCGCCGACTTCTAATCGGCCGCCCCGTTAATGGGGATCATGACATTATCGCAATCACTATCCCCGGCAAAGACGTTGTAGAGGAAACAACAGTAAGATGATCAACCCGGATAACTTTATATTCCATAGCGATTTCTGGTATCCAACCGATACTATTGCGGGAATGAAGCGGGTGGAGAACATACAACTTCCTCAGCAGATAGAGTTAGCCGACGTTGGCGAGCATGATTACTTTAAGGTTTGGCATCGCGATTGGTGGAGTGGCCATGTTATTGGTTCGTCACCTTATATGCAGATGAACTACTACGTTGAGAATGGCAAACTAAAGGTGGCAGTTGGCGCGCAGTTTGGTGGCGCTAAATTCTCAGGTGACTTCTACTATAGAATATACAGAAAGTCTCCAGTCTTTCTATTTAACACAGACGGCAAGTGCGAGATATATGAAAAGTCCATACGCGGAGTAGCTAACCTCCAGCCTGGAGTGACTCAGTCAATTATAGAGATACCGGTTGATGTCGCAGATGGGGATATGTTAATCCGCGGAGATTTTACATTCCAGGGCAAGCATTCGTTATTTGGCGTCCCTACAAGTGATATAACAATTAATGATGAATACCGCCCAGCTGAGAAGAAAGTCCGACTAACGGCGACTCTGCCTAATGGCCGCAACGCCCTACATGGTGAGTTTTTCACTTATAACATACAGTTAGTGAGAGCCACCCAGGACCACCCATGGATCTTTAATAGTGATAAGTTTTCATTCGTATTACCTGGAGTGTATGAGCAATCCATACGAGTGTACGGCACAGTACCAGCCAAGGGGGTGCTCAACCTTCGTGGCACACCTATCCCGAGGCGTGGAACCAAGCAGGTGTACGATTACTTTGTCCGTCATAGTGTGAACAACAAGTGGCAAGTCGGAGCGGCGGGGATGCGAGGACAGCTCAACTTTAACGGATGGCTCGACATTCAACCCGATAGTGTGACGCCTGTGGTAACAGTAGACAATCGCGACTACGCTCAGCCCACTATAATAAACTCAGAATATCTGATGTTTCGTATTTACGAATACCAGAATAATATTAGTTAATGGAGATAGACGATGGCAACAGCGCCTAAAGTTCAAACAATCCAAGAGTCGATCGGTGACTTAAACCCCGCTTATGAAGGGTCGCGCAATGTCATCAATCAACAAATCGGCAATCTAGGGCAAAAGTACGACGCCCAACGTGCCGGTATTTATGCAGCCCGCGGTAACGCCTATAATGCAATCAACAACCAGGCGACAGGTAGAGGTTTAGCATTTAGCGGTATCCCCGCCCACGAACAAGCTCGCTACGAAGCCGAGAAAACACTCCCCGCTTTGATGCAAGCCGACTTTCAGCAAAACGATGAAGGGCTGCAACTCCAGGGACGACTAGCCGACCTAGACAAAGAGCTACGCACAAACGCCCTAGGCCGTGTAGACCGTCAACAGTCCGACCTTAATAGCTGGAATCAAATGATTGCCGGGCAGGAGTTTACTGCAGGTGAGAATGAGAAGAACCGCAACTTCCAGCGTAGCCAACGTGAAGCAACCCAAGCGTTTACTGCTAGCCAAAATGCTCTCAACCGAGCCCAGGCGGCAGCTGCTAGTGCGGCTCGCTACTCAGGTGGCGGAGGAGGCGGGGGCGGCCGCGTAAGTTATGCACGGGGTGGCGGCGGAGGTGGAAGCCGAGCTATTAACCCGAATGCAGCAGCTCAGGGTATTATTGCAGGAGCTATTCAAAGTGGACGCAATATTAGCCCCGCAATATTCCAGCTAGCTCGTGACGCCTACCGAAGCGCAGGCGGCAATACAAGCCAGTTCGCAAGCGACTTCTGGAAATACGTTCCCCAGAATCAGCGCGGCGGTGACGCATGGAAAGCATATTACTACGGATAAGAGAGGAGATATAAATGACTGAAGACGAATGGAAGCAAATATACGGCGGGCGATGGAGTCAAGTCCGCGCCGATGATGAGGGCAACCGCTACGACAATGGCTGGAATCCTGATAGCTCGCTAACCTACGAGGAAGAGCAGAAGCAACAACAGGAACAGAAGCGTCAAGAAGAAGAGAAGAAAAAGAAAGAAGAGGAAGACAAGAAGAAAAACGACTGGCTGGGTAATGGCCTTAAATGGCTTGGCGATACGGCCAAAGGTGTAGGCGCAGGTATTCAGCAAGGTGCAGGCAAGCTTGCTAGCGCAGTAGTCGATACAGGCGAGGCTGCGGCTCTTGCCTCTAACCAGATCGTAAACGCATTTGACCAAGACACTAATGCAAAAGCCGGTAAGGCTATTATGGACTCCGCAGAAAATGCTCGTAAGTGGATACGTGACCAAAAAGATATTACCGGTAAGAATATTGAAGACACTACCAAAGCTAAGGAAGCTGGCGATAGGATTGGCCAAGGTAAGGGTGACGCTCGTGACTGGGCAACCATTACTGGTGATGCACTCGATGCAGCTAGCACTGCTACTGGTTTTCTTAACCCTACTCGTTTAGCAGTAGATGGCGCAGAACTTACAGGTAAAGCATTAGCTGGCCAGATCGCTAAAGAGGTAGCCGCCCAAGGTGGCGCAAACGCAGCTCAGGGTTTCTTGCAAGAATACGGCAAGACAGGTGATATTAATAAAGCCTGGCAAAAGGCTGGTGAGCAAGCTGCTACTGGTGCTATATTCCAGGGGGGGCTCGAAGGCCTAGGTTACGGTATCGGTAAACTCCGCGGCAAAGGCGTAGAAGACACTAACCTCCGTAGTGATAGTGACGCTGTAGAAGCCCCTACAAATGCTAAAACTAGCGAAGATGGGTTAGATATCAAGTCAGAGGGCGGAACGCCTCAGAACGGCTCTGGTGAGCTTACAGAGGCATCTACGGTGCAGCCTGAGAGTCGATATGCAGGACTAAGCAATGAAGAGCTAAATAAAGCTAGTGCGTTAGACCCTCAAAATAAAGAGATTAACGCCGAGTTATACCGCCGACAAGCAGAAGAGCTGAAAGCGCAACGTGAAGCTGAATCTCTTAATCGTGAACGTAACCCACTAGACGATATCAACGACGAGGTAAATGGCCCTAAGAGCCCCGAAGAGATCGCTAGACTTAACCAAGACCTCAAGCCGGGTGAGACCCCTAAAGGCTTAACCAACCAAGAGAAGATGGCTTATGAGGCTGATCCTGAGTTTCGCAAGCAAGTAGACGAGAAATTGGCCCAAGCTCGTAAAGACTTTGAAAACAATGGCCTGCCTAACGACAGCAAAACGGCCCAAGAATATCTCGACAATATCGATAACGGCAAGACAGACGGTTTACCCGATCATGTATTCCGTGAGCGTGAAGGTGTAGAATCTATCGGCCAAATCTTAGGCGACGAACAAATGCCGAAAGACGTACGCAACGCAGCTGTACAAGCAGCCGACATGGGACGCGAGATCGACGCTAAGCTCGAAAACTTGATGAATGACACTACCTATAATCAGGCACATGCTCAAATGGATGCAGCTTATAAAGAACGACTCGCAGCTGTTAATGAGATGCCTGGCCCGCGTCAAGAGATTGAGCGCCAACGCCTAGACGAGCAATACACTAAGGACTTGCAAGAGCTTGAGGAGACTCGCGCACGTGACCTTCCTCAGGTGCAGGAACTTAACGCAATGAAGCAGCGAGTGGATGAACGTGCTCAAGAGATCGTATTAGACACTAATGAGCTGATCCATAGCGACCCAAAGACATTCCGCCAGGTAGATGAAGCTAAGCTTGCAGAACACCGCCAATTGGCTGAGCAAAACCTTGCAGAAGCTAAGAAATACGACGGCAAGACTACCTACGCCCTACAGGAGGTCTCAAAGGCTAAGAACCCAGAAGAGCTAAAGATTGCCCTCGAACGCAACGGCGAGACCCTCGAGAAAGAGCTAGCCAACCAACTAGACGTCAAGGACTTCGAACATGCCAAGGAGAGTATTAGTAGAATCTCAGACACCCAGATGGCCCTAGCTCGTATGACTTCACCTAGTGTGATGTTTGACAAAGGCGGCCTCAACACCGAACATGCCGGGCTATTTAGCGAGGTAGTGAACGGTACAGGTAAAGCAGCCGTAGCTAATGAAGAGGTAGCAAAACGCCTCGGCGATGTGCAAAAAAAACTAGGCAAAGATGCCCATAATCGTGAGGTATTAGATAACCTTATCGACTACTGGGAGGGAAAGCGTAAAGACTTCAATATCCCCGGTCATGAGGCGGCGGCTAAAGAGGTGCGCCAAATGCTCGATGAGGTGAAGCCATGGCTTGAAAAGAACGGGTTCGGCACCGTCAAGGAGTTTTACTTCCCCCACATGAGGGAGAATGATCCCAAAGGCCTGGCTAACCTGTTTGACGAAAACCAACTGGCTAAAGGTGAGTTAGGTATCGGCTCTCTTAAGTCACGCAAGAAAGGCGACGAAGAGTACAGCCGTGATGTCTGGAAGGTGCTTGGCACCTACTTTGACGGTATTAACCGCGCTAAGTATATTGAGCCACCACTCCGTAAGATCGAGAGCGTAAGCACCCAACTCAAGCTAGCATCAGCAGAGCATAAGAACTTTGAAGCCTACGCCGGATTCCTTGATAACTACATTAACCAAATTAAGGGCAAGAACCAAAGCAATATTGAGAAAGCTTTCGACTCTCAGTTCGGCCATAACGCGTTTAAGAAATCAACCGGTGCTATCCGGGCGGTGAATGCAATGGCTACACTCGGTTTGTCTCCGCTTACTGCGCTACGCCAGATGACCCAGGAGATTGCTACTGTTGGTAACCTCAACCCTAAATGGGCGGGTGTCGGCATGGTGAATGGTGCACGAATGCTCGCAAGTAAGGAAGGCCGCAAAGAGCTTAAGCTCTCCGGCGTCCTTGATGAGGGCACTGGGCTTAAAGACCTTAAGGGACTAACCCAAAGTAAGGCAGGCAAAGCGTTTGATAAGGTCTCAGACGGCCTGATGTCGATGGTGTCAACAATGGATAACATCATGCGCGCCCAAGCCTACGCCGGCGCCAAAGCCAAAGGCCTCAAGCTCAACGGTGCTAAGTGGGAGCGATGGGCAAATGAAGCCGGTTTAACTGGTCAAGCGGCCCAAGACTTCGTGCAAAAGAAAGCAATGGAGTACGGCACCAAGGCAACGGTTGACACTCAGTTCATTACTAGTAAGGTAGATGCACCTGCAGCCTTTAACGGGCCGGGGATGCGAACCCTTACCCAGCTGGCGACATTTGATGGCAAGCAAGCTGGCTTCCTTATTCGTATGGGCCTCAAGCCTATTAAGGATGTAAAGAATGGTAACTATCGACTAGCCGCTAATGATATGGGCAAACTTGTTGCAATGGGCGCTACCGCATGGGGCGTACAGGCAACCCTTGGCCAGTTCATCGGCATGAAGGAAACTGACCACATCCCATTCTACGACCAAATCCAGGCCTGGACAAATATCGAAGGCAAGGACGAGAAAGGCTTTGAGCGAGACCAAAAGAATAAATTCCGCCGCTCACCTGCAATGACTCTCTTATTCGGAGATGGTAATAAGAATCCAGGGCTTCTCGGCGCACTAGCTAAGAAAGACAAAGGCGAAGGCGTGAAAGAGTTTTGGGACAAGAACTGGCAACTTATAGTTCCCGCAGGTACGCAAGCTAAACGTACAACTGAAGGTATCAAGTCAGTAGAGGAAGGCGTTGTGAAAAACGATAAAGGCAATACCCGCTTTGTGCAAAACCAAGACCAAGGCAACGCACTTAAGGCGGCGATCCTCGGTAAGTACACTACTGAGAATGGCCAGAAATGGCTCAAAGAGGGTAGCTTTAGCGCGGTTAAGGAGTCTCAGCAACAAAAGATTGAGAGCTTAGGCTCATCAAAGGCCCGCGAACAGGCTACTGAGTACTTCCAGCGCACCAATAAGATACCTAGCCGCAAAGAGGCTTACGATAACGCGAAACAGGCACTCCAGGATGGTAATCGCAACAGAGCCCAGTCTATTATCAACGAGTATAATAGCAAGGTGAGGGGGGCTTACGAAGGCTTTGAATTGACGAGCGAACAACGAAAGGCTGCAGCCCAGCGCGAAATACAGTTAAACCGAGTCGTCAAGTCCTCTAAACAAAAACATAAGCAAAAATCTGGATGGTAGAATTGTGGCAGAAAATGAAACAATGAACCGGTGGGAGGTCAAAGAAGCCATTCAGCAGGCTATAGACCTCCACGAAACCCGCAAAGCTGCGACATATGTCCCGGTCTATGCACTCGACCTATACAAGAAAGACATTGAGGCCCGAGTAAAAGACCTAGAGGATGATGCAGCCGAAGCAAGAGATAGAAACCGTTGGCTATTCCGCCTAGTAGTAGGTGCGGTGATTACATCGTTTATACCGATACTCATTGCCCTACTCAGCCGGGGCAGTGGAGGGTTGCTGAGATGACCATTATTAAGTCGACAATAAGCTGGCTTCAACGAGATAAACTGTTAAAGATATTGTCTCTAATGATGGTGCTTAGTTTGGTCTTTAGTGGCTATACTCTCTTTAAGAGTTTAACTCTCCAGCCGGGCCAATCGGTGACTATCTCGGGTGGAACAAAAGTAGAAAAACCAGTAACTAGCATTACTAACGCCCAGGTTGACAAAAACGGGGATCTCGTCGTCTATTACTCAAGCGGAGAGTCTCGTAATGTCGGCCAAGTACTAGGGTCTAATGGTAGGGACGGGAGAACCCCCTCAAATAGTGAGATACAAGTAGCGGTTAAAGCTTACTGTTCAACTAATAAATGCTCCGAATCCCCCACTAGCGCCCAAGTAATGTCGGCAGTGGCCAGTTATTGTGATGGTAGTAAATGTAAAGGCACAGACGGCAAGAGTGCGAGCGATGACCAAGTCGCACTAGCTGTTGCTAAATACTGTGCAGGCGGTAAGTGCAAGGGCGACACCGGCGCAGCTGGAGTTGATGGCGCGAACGGTACTAATGGAGTAAACGGCCAAAACGGCGCGGACGGTAAAAGCCCTACACTCAACTGTGTAAATATAAAAGACAACTCGGGGAATCAAACATCTTGGGTAGCCTGGAAGTACGAGACCGAGCAAGACTCGGCCTATAGGCGCATGTACAAGATAGCTGGTGACTCGACCTGTATTAATATCTAATAGGAGAATGAATGGCACTAGCAGCTAATGCTCAAGATTGGGCAAGCCAGCGTATTGGGATCTTTTTCCCAGCTGGAGAATCAGATAATAGCCAAGGCTATTTAACCGGGCAATGCGTAAGCCTCATTAAGTGGTTTCTCGCTGAGATGTGCGAAAAGGTGCCGTCTCCGTTTGCTGCTCGCGGTCATGCAAAAGACTTTGGCGAAGCACTTGTAGCGCAAGGCATTGCTGACCGTGTAGGCGACCTTAAACGGGGAGATATCCTTGTATGGCCCTACGACGGTGGTGGCTATGGCCACATCGGGGTGTACATGGGTGATGGCACTGTCTTTGAGGAGAACGTGGCAGCCAGTGGACAACGCACTGCTAACTTTGGCGCGGGCATTGTATACGCCGCTGACGTCGACCCATTGAACGCAGGTTGGCGAGTAGGCGGTTACAACATCTATCGTGTCCGTACTTACGTGGAGAATATCGTAGCGTCCCGCGACCGTAGTGATGAGATCAACTTCCTTAACGGTCTGTACCGCCAAATCCTTGACCGCAACGTTGATGAGGACGCTATTGCTCACTATCTCAAACAAATTGATAGCGGGTGGAACTGGGAGCAAATTAAGCAAGACCTTCTAGCCTCGACTGAAGGGCAACAAGTACAAGCCCGACGCGTAGAGGAAGCTAAAGCTAAAGCCCGCGAACTACAGGCGGCGTTTGACAGTGAGACTAATGAGATTAAGCGCCTCTACAAAGAGATCCTGGAGCGTGACGCAGATGAGGGTGGCATTGAACATTACCGCAACCAAATCCGCAATGGCTGGAACTGGCAGATGGTAGCAGATGATCTACGTAATAGCAATGAGTACAAAGAGTTACAACGCTCTAAAGAGACGCCCGCGCCCGAGATTAAGTACATTGAAGATAGGGCCGCTATCCCCGAGACTACTCCCGAGCCAGAGATTGAACTAAAAAAGCACGTAGAGCCTTCTGAGAGCCCCGTAGAGAGCGCTAAAGACGAAGATAGTACAACTATACTAAAAGATATTAGAAACCTCTTGCAGAGCCTCCTAGAGGCCTTTAAGAGTATTTTTAAGAAGGACTAATCATGGAAGCACTGAACCTATTTATTATCCCTGCAATTGTTAAGGCGTTTGACATGCTAAATAAGAAAGAATGGGGTGGGCTTGGTAAGCTCATCCTCGCAGTTGCTGCCGGCGCAGCTGCTGGGTATCTTGGCTTTCAAGGTCTAGATATCTATAGTGGTATCGCACTTGGTCTGCAATCGGCAGGTATCGTTACTGTCGCAGCTAAGGCTAGCAACAAATAGAAAAAAGCCCCCAGTTATTGGGG